TTTCGACAAGCATTTGTGACTTACGAAGTGATGCATCAGCTTCATAGTTGTTATAGACTTCAGATGTGTTGCCGCCCTTAACAGTACCAGTCCTAGCCTTACCACACAGGAAAGAATAGAAAAGCATCGTACAGAGGCCTTCCTTGAGCACTCGGATAGACAAGTCAACGTCTTCGTTGTAGCGACCACGCCACTTGTGTGGGCAATTATTATCAATCAAGAAGCATGACATGATACGCGTATTCAAGATGTAAGGAGGATACGGATAGTCGTCGACACAGAAGAACTTATACTGAAGACCTGCCAGTGCTACATTCTCGAAGCGATCTACAAAATCTTCAGTCGAGCGGAAGCAAGCAGAGCCTTGTTCAACACGATACCGCTTGTTTTGGTGAAAGCGCCAGAACTCAAAGATGTTATCATCCATAAGCCAATGTCGATCATAACCGTGAGCTTGAGAATGTTCCCAACACCAGTTACGAGCAGGACCAGAACCCTTTCCGTGATTACTGAATGGAAGAGTCAGGACCTTCTTGGGATCAATAACCGCTGCATAGTTATCGTACTCTTGTGGCTCGACTGCAATCATGTAGTCGACACCCATACGATCTAGAGCTTTACTAGTATACCTAGTATCCCAGCGGCCCTTCGAAATGATATAGATCGGATAGCGCTGAGTGGTAGGATGAAAGATCTTATCAGACATCTTCAACAATCCTATTCATATTGTTCTTCTCACGGCCCTTGTCGGGAAACCAAATCACTGCGGTCTTTTCAGTCAGCTGCATGTTGACTAGTTCAGCAAATGCTTGCCGATCTTCCATAGTCTTAAACTTGAGCTTGATCTGTTTATATGGAGATAAGTCACCGGTGACAAACGAAGGCATACCTGCCGCATACCACTGCATGTATGGATTGCGCCAGTTGTCTTGCAACTCTTGCGCCGATCTAGCAATAAGTTTCATTATATAGCCCTTAGAAAAAATTAAGGAGTCCGTTATCTTTTTCCTTAGAAAAGATAACTGTATTGGTCTTGGGCCCAGGTACTTCATCAATGAGCTTCATAAACTCGATGAAGTCCTTCTCGGAGCGAAAGTTCACATAGAGATTTTGCCAGTCCTCAGGGAAGTCTGGATCAACGGGCTTCGGTTTAATGTGCAGCTTGTGTTCTGCTTGCTCACCAAGAAACAGAGACAGGTCCGTTGGGATCGTCTCCTTGGCTTTATAACCTACTAAGTCTTCATAGTCAATGGAAGTATCACGAACTTCTGTCACAGATTGTCTCCAAGTAGAAATTGTATCCTAGTTTATTTAGACGGTATGGATTAGGATACAATTTCTCGATGTTTATGTTGTCAACCGAAAACCGCGGCCTTGGTGTCAGGCGGTGTCCAACCATCGGGCTTCAAGATCTTACCATCGGCACGACGGATGACCTTGCCATCAACAAGCTTTGCCATATTAGACCGATGGACTTCATCAAATACCCGATTAAGCGGGATGCCATAGGATACTGCAGTGCCACAAGCAATGTAAATGATATCTGCCAGAGCATCGGCAATCTCTACAATATCATCCTCACTTTCGGCTTGCATATACTCGTTATATTCCTCGGTGAGAAGTCGGCGCCGCAAGTCACGCTCATTCTCATCAGGGAGCTTTGGTTCAGTTCCGACATTCAGCTCGCAAGCAATCTGGAACTTCTTAACATCGTTGTACATATCAGTCATGCAAAATAACTCCGTTCATTACACAAGCACCGGCATTGAGGCAAGATAAACAGAACTAAAAATCCTTTAAAAATTGAATGTTCTAACTGCTATAAAATGTATGACCCTGGTAACTTTAAAAGGCATCTTACGCGTTTAGCCATGGCGGAGGATCCCGCCTAGTATAAGCGTGAAGTTTCTTCTTACCAAGCTTGTAATAGTTTCTGTAGTTGGTAAGAGGATCAGTGCTAATAACATACTGATCATCCATAGCAGATGGAATCTTAGTCATCTCATAAGCACGAAGATTGAGAGGCGGCGATGCCAGCATATATGCCATCTCACCATGAAAGCACTTATGGATTTTGTTATAGCGATGGGTATATTCTTGGCCAAGAGCATGAAAATGCTCATACAGCCAGTTATAATTCTTGACCGCAGTACGAGCCCAGACGGCCGAAGGATGGTTAACATGCGTTGCCACATAGATAACACCGTTACGAGCATCTGGCAGTTCAAAGCGCTTAACATTGCGCCCAGTTGCCGTCTTACCGGTAAACATACGGCCGTCAAGGACACGATGTGCGGTAGAAAGCAACTGAGCGGATTCTAGAATCATCTTTACTACATGCTTGTCAACCATCCACTTAGCTGCTTGGTGTGGATCACGATCGATGTAGAAGATATTCACGGTGGTCTCCGTTGGTTACAGATTGACTATACCATAGAAGTCTTGAACTGTAAACCCTTAAATTTCTTCTTCCACTTCCTCAGTGCCTGCTCTCGGTGAAAAAAGTTAGCCTTCGTGTAGAAAGGCTCACCCGAGAGAATGTCCATACAATGCTGGAAAGTCCTAGCAGTAAGGCCTTCAAATACATCAGTCCTAGTCTCACCATTAGGAGTCATAAAGCGAACCCTGATGGTCTTAGGACGCTTAATCTTTACAATGAGACCTGGATAAGAGAGTGAAGTCTCTTCAAGGACTATCTGTTCATCACTCTTAAAGACAATTCGTGGATTGAAACAGACAAAGTTCTCTGGGGCTCCACGCATAGCAAATGCCTGAACATCAACCCCAACTTGAGGTGCTGCTAGACAAATACCACCTGCATCGTACATGGTCTTTACCAGACTTTGAGCAAATTCAATAGGCTCAAACGGCGGATTTAGAAAATTGAATGGCGCTCCAGCGCCTAACTCTGCACCAAAATTCACAGCTCGCCTCATAATATCCATATTCATTATTCCTTTCTCCCACCTTCATACAAGAACACAGCAACCGGAAAGCGGGGAATGCCATCGGGCGTCAAACGAAAATAGCGAATGGTAGCTTCAGAGCTATTGCCAATGTACTTGTGCTTCTCTTCCAGAAGCTTACGGGAATAGTCATGTGAACCCTTAATGCCGGCACCAAAGATTCTACCATCCTCCTTCTTCAGAGTGACGCGACCAGCAATGCCACCACGATTGCCCTTGCCTTCAACAATGTCAACGATCTCATACTCTTCGTCAATAAACTCCTTGCGCTTCAGCAGCGTATTGCAGCGCTTATTGTGATAGGTATCGTTGATGCGAACAATTTCACCTTCGTAGTTAGCTTCAAGATACTGCTCGTAGTTAGCATCAATCTCTTCAAGACTGGTAACTTCATCAGTACGAACATACTGAATGATGCCACATTCACTACTTACCCGAGCGGTGGCAATAAAGCGCTCAGCAAAGGTTTGTTCGGTATCACTGGTAATGTCGTAGATATGAAACTGAAGCATTTTGCGAGACTTGGCAAGATCTTCCTCAGTAGGCTTGGTACGACGAGCAATGCTCATGAGCTCATCAAAGTCTTCATGCAGCTCGTGATTATAAAGCTCTCCGTCATACACGCGAGAGTCATCAACATCCCAATAGCCATTGGCAAGCATATATTCATGGATATGAGGTGCAGACAGCACTCGCTTACCTGCCCGAGAAAACATGCCAGACAATGTCACTACACACCGCATGCCATCCAGCTTGGGCTGGGACCAAGTCCTAGTCTTGAAGTTGATCTTCTTAACTCGGTCATTGTACTTAGCGGCAAGCATGGGCTTGAAGTAGATGTCATTGTCTACATCCTCAAGCCGCTCGAAGTAGTCAAGCTCGAGCTTCTTCTTGTACTTAGCCTTCACTTCAAGAACGGCCTGCTCTTCGGCAGTTGTTCCGTTCTTCTTGCCCGTATTCTTCGGCTGACACTTATGCCAACCAGAAGTTACCTTCAGTCCATCAATCTGGCCAGACACAGTACGCCAGGAATCACCTTCAACTTCCTGGTGCCAGACTTGGATAGCACCGGTGGAAGTCCGCTTGTAAAGCGTAGGGAAAATCATGATATATCCTCTTCGTGTGAGCTCATGGTACTACATTACAGTGTGTTTGTCAACCGCTATTGATCACTTTTTGAGAAATTTTGATGCTTGACGAACTTGATGACATTTTCAAACTTGTCATGTAGGTTCTCTCGGTGAGAGATGATGAAAACGTTAGATTCACGACTGATGGCCTGAAGTATTTTTAGCAAGTCGTCGGCTGCGGTTTGATCCAAACTTGAGTCAAATACTTCATCCAGAATCAATAGATTCGTGTTCAATGAATTTCTGAGTTTAGCAACTGCTCTCCAAGTAAACAACAGGGCCAGGTCGATCTTTTGCTTCTCACCCTCACTGAATGATGCATAGGAAAATTCGTCTCGGTGTCTAGACTTTATGACTTCGTTGAATTGTTCATCTAGATTAAATTGTACAAACAGATCAAATTCACTCAAGTACTTGTTAATTAGCTTGTTGATGATCGGAATGTATTGATTGACTATCTTAGTCTTAATACCGCCATCCTTGAGCATCATAGTTGCGGCGGCAAGAACTTGTTTGTCTTCTTGCAACTCATTATACTTGATCGTAAGTTCATGCAGAGAAGATTCAAAGTCCGCTACCTTGGACTCACCGGTAAAGTTAGTCTCACTCTCGGCCTCTTCAATCTCCTTATTAATAGATTGAATCTGATCCCTGTACATCTTGATTCGTAGAGTCTCGTGAGAGATATCAGTCATCAAGTTATTATATTGTGTGTCAAGATCAATCAGTTCCGCTAGCTGTGCATGAACCGCAAGGTATCTCTCTCCTAATTGTCTTAATCCATCCTCAATCTGACTGATTTCGGTGGTTCTGTGGTCGATTATCTCACAGCTGAACTTTTTATCAATACCTTGTTTGCATGTAGGACAATTGGAGTTGGTCTTGAAAAATTCCATTTCTTTTTCAAGTGTGGTAGATTTAGATTCCATCTGAACCTTAATGGACTTCATCTTGTCTAGCTTGGACTGTAGTCCAGTTATACCTATAGTCTTCTCAATTAAAGAATCGGCCTGAGTTTTAAGTTCCGATCTACTTTCAATAATTTCCTTGACTTTAGACTCTAGATCTTGAACAGTGGTCAACTTTTCTCTGATGAATTGCTCACTTTTGGACTTTATTTCCGTCAGGTGAGCTCTCAGTAGCTTTATCTTTTCATTGATAAGCCTCTGTTCATTACTACATTCAACTATCTTATCTACATTTTCTTGAATCTGAGACTTGAGCAACGTATTCATCACTGTAAAGACTTGTAAGTCTAGAAGGTCTTCAATGATGGCTCGTCTTTGTCCGGCAGGCAACTGCATGAATGGAACAAATGATGCAGACCCAAGAACAACTACCTGACAGAATGACTTGTAGTTTGTCTTTAAGATCTTTCGTTCAAGTAACTCTTGATAGTCCTTCATCTCAGCATCTTGGTTGAGAAGGACATCATTACAGTAGACTTCAAAGATATTAGGCTTCATGCCTCTGCTGATTACATATGAGTTCTTACCGATTCTGAACTCTAGTTCAACAAGCATATCACGGTTAGTAATGCTATTGATGAGCTGAGGCTTGTTGATATTACGGAAAGGCTTACCGAATAGGGCAAATGTCAGAGCATCAAGAACTGTAGACTTACCTGCGCCGTTTTCACCAACTATAAGAGTAGTCCCAGGAACACTCAGATCAAGTTCCGTGAACGAGTTACCAGTAGAAAGCAGATTTTTCCATCTGATCTTACCGAAGAATATTGCCATTAGGTTTCTACTGTAATAGCTTGATTATACAAATCCGTGATCAAGAGTTCCAACTTACCTTTGATCTGAGTAGGGACTTGAACTAGTCCGATATGCTTCCTAAACACATCTAGAGTACTTTCTGCTTCAATTGCCATTGTTTCATCATCCTCAAGATTCAAATTCAAATGGTCCTCAACAATCTGCATACCGAGAGGGCCACTTTTATCTAGCCTATCACAAAACATATCAAACCAATATGGATTGGTTTTGTTCTGCACAATTAGCTTGACATACTTACCGTGGACAGAAGCTTCATCAAGTTGCAGTACTTGATCTAATTCCTTGCCCTTATCATCATACCACACCTTTTTGAACATGGTATATGGATTAGGGATGAACTCTAATTCTTGTGTCTTGAGATCAAGAATGTGAAACCCGCGGGGATCATCATAATCAGACCAAGTAAACTCGCCGTGAGAACCAACGTAAGTAATACTACCATCACTAGAACGATGATGGAAGTGACCAGACAGTGTAGTATTAAACTTGTCAAATAAGTCCCGATTTTCACCATGAGATGATATGCTGCCTCTATACATTTCAAAGCCTGAAATTTCAAGGTGACCCATGCAGACATTGGTTTTACTTTCCTTCAGTAGCTTCATACTCTTTTCACGGTTTTCGTCACATATCCATGGTAGAAAAAGAGTATTATAGCCACAAAGATTAACCTCTTCAGGATCAATGTAGCAGTTGATGTTAGGATAGTTTCCATCAACTAGTTCTGTAAGTGCATTGACTCTATTTGTGTTCTTATAATAGCAGTCATGGTTACCTGCTATTATATGTGTGTTGTACTTACCAAACTGTAGCTTGTCCAGGAAGTCTGCTCTGAGTCGATTAGCAGTAAGGTAACTTATATGCTTTCGGCGATCAACCAAATCGCCTAAGTGCACAACGTCATGGATGGATTTAGATTTAAGGGTATGAAAGAACACGTCCGCCATAAACTTCTGTGCCATGTCCATGAAGGGCACAGAATCGCCTCTAACACCCCAGTGAGTATCTGCTATAATTGCTACTTTTGTCAACTGTTAGACCTCGACAAATTTCTCTATACCTACTATCTTATCCTTCTTTTTTGACTTTGTCAACTTATTTTCGAAGTTTGCAATGATATCATTGGACAAGTCGTTACTTTTGATTTGCATACCACCGCCTGTATCACCGTATGATGCTTCATCCATTTCACCTGACAAATACGAGTACTGTACATTTTTATGCTTGATGTACTGCTCTCGCTTCTCATTACTAATTCTACGAATGAAGGCATTCCATGCAATCTGTGTAAAGTAAGCAAAAGGATTGTTTGTCCTATTGGGATCAAACAGAAGTACTGCCTTGATGCAATTTTCAATGCCATCAGAGATCATTTCATCCCTGAACGAGTAACCAACGAAGTTCGGCTTTGTGGAGAGCCGCTCGCAAATTTTGAAGATACACATACCGATGTACTCTGAAATCCTTGCGAGCGGTTCCTTCTCCACCTTGGCCCGATAGTCGACGATGGCCTGGTAGAAGTCCTTGTTGTTCACGTAGTGCCGCTTTGCTGCCATTGTAGTTGACTTTCTATGATGTTTATGGTATAAGAGAGCTATGCATCAAATAAACTATATGTCTATGTTATAGACTTTATACCTGAATTTTTCACTATTGTAAATCTTTATCCTTGCCACAAAGTGGAGAAGTGTATGATTTTTGGATGACTTCCACGATAAGTCATCAGCAATATCGTATAGAGTGGCAGTAGACTTTGTATCCGAAGTACGAAGCCCTCTACCGATAGACTGTAGATTCCGAATCCTGGACTTTGACGGACTGGCAAATACTACATTTGAGAGATTCTTGATGTTGATACCTGTCGAGCTAGTACCGTATGATGCCACAATGATAGCATCTGTTTCGGACTCGATGATGTGTCTAATCTCTTCTCTCTTGTTGCCATCCACTTCACCAGAGATGAAGAATACCCTGCGTTCGATAGCATCTTTAGCTATCATGTCGTGAAGTACTTTCCCGTGCTTTTCTACATACTGAAAGAGCAGTAGCGTATTGCCTTTGAGAGATAGAGCAAGGTTCTTGATGAACTTATTCCTAGCTTCAGATCTAACAAGAAAGTCCATCTCAGCTTGGTATTCAGCCTTGCACATGGTTTTTCTTGTGACTTCTGGATACTTCAAGAGTAGCGCTTTGATTGTAAGTTCTGCTAAGTGCTTTTGTTCCATCAAGTCGGCGGTGGTAGTTACCTTCTTGACTGCACCGAATAGACCTTCTAGAACAAGCTTATGGGTTTGAGTACCATCAAGAGTTCCAGTAAATCCAAATCTATGCTTACAAGTATCCATTGCAGATAGGATGGAAGTAAGTGACTTTGCTTTGAATAAGTGGGCTTCGTCACCTATGACTAAGTTGAATTGTTGGAACCACTTCTTCGGAAGCTTATAGATGGATTGCCATGTTGACACGACAAACGGCTTGTCGGTATCTTTTTCTTCACCTGACATGATCTTATGAACCATACCTTTTGGTAGTCCGTAATCTTCAAAGTCAGAAGCCATCTGATGTACAAGTGAAGTTGTAGGAACAATGACGAGAGTCTTTGTTCTGTAATAGCAAGCAAGCAGATAGATGATGAGTGACTTACCGGATCCTGTAGGTGAGAGTAGAAGTGACCTACGATTTCGGACCGCATGCACAAATGCATCTATCTGATAGTCTCTTGGATAGTGCTTTGGGGCCAATTTCTTTATAAAGGCTTCGGCCTCTATTCTGGAAAATTCTGTTGCACCAAAGTCTCCATCTAGTATCAGTTCATATTCTCTGCTAGCACAGAATTGTTCTAGATGGGGTAACAAACCGGTGTATAGTAGTCTAGTCAGCTGATTGGCTAGACGTATCTTTCCATCCCATACTCTATTCTTATAAGCAGGAGAGAACTTTGCGCCTGGTACATCAAACGTAAAAAAAGTAGAAATTTCCATCATTAAACTTGGTTCACAGTCAAGTTTCATATAAACTTCATTGTGTTTTCTTATAATTATTCTTTCCATCACACCCCTGACAAATACTTTATAAAGTCGATTGCGTTTTTAATCAAGAAGTTCCTATTGTGTAGAGACTTAATGATGGACTCTAGAAATTCTACCTTCTCTCCTTGCATCCCGATCTTGAGTGATAAGTCGATGATGTCATTATCACTCTCAATATACATGGGTATGTCTGCTTTAAGGATAATTCCTCGTGGTGGTAGTTCCCAGCCGAGTTTTTTGGTTTCCTCAGTATGACCTTGACTGTAAAATTCATACTTGGAAAGTCTAAGCTGCTTCATCTGAGCATCTAGCTTCTTGAGAGAAGCCTTTTCGGACACTAACATCATATAATACTTATGATGTAGCCTAGGGATCTTTAGACTTTCATTGCCGAGATCAGTCTTGTCAATCTCACTGTCGGTCTTCCATTCGTCAAAGATATCTTCAAACTTCACAACTAGTCCTTTACCACCAAAATATATGACATAATATCATACATTCTGACAGTTGTAAATTGCTAAATGACTTTAGTTATATCATAAGTGACATACCTAAATGTAGCTGAAGCCTGGACATAGTCGACATCTGATGATGTTACGTCAAAGTTTATGCCGGATAGCTTTATAGGAAAGGCATCTTTGAATGTAACTGAATAGTTTGCATTCCTATTGCTTGTCAGTACTGTAAGAGTCATATCAGAGCGGATACCTTCACCAGTTGTACTGATTTTCTGTGTGAGAGTTTTATATTCGTCATATGACCTCTTACCTAAAGCTCGGAGCCATTCATGAATCTCCATGTAATTCTTTAGGTCTTCATCGACTTTAAAAGACAAATCAAGCTCATCGTAGAGCAGATGATCACCCGGATATGGAACTCTGATTAGAGGATTGCTTACATCAATGTCAGGCAATGAAAGTCCAGGTAGATTTACTCCCTGAACAAAGAAATTCACGTGAGGTGCTCTCTTTATAGCAAACTTGAAGTTGATAGGTGAGAGAAAGTTCTTGTTAGTTATACCTGTCATGACAAACTCCTTTGATCAATATTTATTCTCAACAAAAAGGGAGCTAACTGCTCCCTTTAAAGTTGGATCCAGTTAGCCGGCACATAAGGCCTCTGGACTTCTTATTGATTGTATTTATATAGCTTTTCTTTTGACCCATGCTGCTTTTCTGGATTCAGCTTGTCTAGCTCTAAACTCCGGGTCTGACCATATCTGTTTAAACCGCTCGGAGTTTTGTTGCTTCCATTCATCCGTATGAGGCTTCTTTTTAATACCAGTCAGTGCAGCTTTATGTTCATCACTCATGCCACCGCGTTCGGCAAACTTCTTTTTCTTTGCTTCAGAGATAGCTGCAGCCTTTTCAGGTGTGCAAGGGATAGACTTGCCTTTCTTAGCCGCTGAAATTTTTTCACCAACAGTTTTGCTAGAATCAATATCAGACCACCATTGATTTTGTGTTCCGAGCTTAATGTTATAATATCGTACATTTGTTCTAGATTCGGCAGTAGTATTTCTTGGTGTTGTCTTATTTGGATCAATCATAGACAACCAGCGCTCTTCTTCTATAAGAAGATCTTTTCTATTTGTATAGATCCTCTTGACTATTCTACGTTTAAAGTCATCAGATCTTCGATTATATGATTGTCTCATAATCCGAGATGAGCAAACATAACCATCATTTTCATTACCCCAATGAGAACCTACGTAGTATCTTTTGTACTTTTTATCAAACCAAACATAGATAAAGCCATATTTTTCAGACATAAAAAAACTCCTAAAGTTTCCCCTAGGAGTATTTTATACTAATTCTATGATAGGAGATATGACAAAATAGTATATCTCCTATCTAGAAAAGTGATACCTCACATAAGGTTATTAACGATTACGCGGCGGTAGTACTTGTTGGTATTGATTGTCAGTGCGCCCGAACCGACGTCGATGCCCTGAGCAAATGGGTTAGCAACCATGCCGTATCTGGTCTTGAAACCAATCTTAGGCTGGAATGTGCCCTGATCAACCGCACGTACCATCTGTAGAGGAACATATGGGCAGTAGAAGATACCAGCGTCGAATGCGCTAGAACCCTTATAACCAACAGTCAGGTAGTTACCACCGATTGCATATGGATCGATGTAGACCTTCAGACGGCCATTCAGAACACCGGCAAAGGTATTACCTGTATCGTCAACCTGTAGGTTGTTGGAGTTTAGAGCAGGAGCGTAGTCAAGTACACCTGCCATCTGCAGAGCGGATGCTACGTCAGAAG